ACAAGGGCCGTGTGTTCGCCCACGCCGGGACCATAAACAATGGCGTCACCGGGCTGAACCTGAGCAAGAGGGATCACGGTGCCGGTCGACAACTCGGTGCCGGTGTAGCCCTCGTGCGTAGCAAAGCCTGCCTTGTTGGTGGGGTCAGTGGCACAGCCAGCAACCCAGTAGCACCACGTCACGAACATGGAGCAGTCCATGAACATAGGGAACTTGGGCGGGAATACGCCAATGGCTTCGGCGCGATTGCCTGCTTCTGAATAGTTGAAGTGCTGCTTATTCGCCACGGCCCATTTAGCCCAGGCAACGATTGCATTACGGGTATCTGTCATGTTTTTCCTTTAGGTTGATGGTTTGGTATATGAGTAAGGTCCAAGGGTTTTGAGGGTAACAACAATGTCGCCCTCGTAGCCGTTCTCGTAGTTGTCTCGGCGCTTGTGAGGAATCCAGTCCAGAGACTCAATGATGGAGATGCTCGCGCTGAGTGGCCCTTCTTGGTAGGTCACAATGTTCTGAGCTTGACGCAACGACTCCAGCCAGTAAAAGTTGTCGTATGGGTCAATGTAGACTTCCTGACCGTCAACAACGTCAACCGAGAACATCTGCAAGACAACGCTGATGTTCGTACCAGACACCACGTTTGGAAACGACTTGAGCGTCCAGCGGTACATAACCGGCGAGGTGTCGTTGGCATTGATGCTTGTACCGGCGACCAACCGCATCACCACTTGGAACTGCGATGACTTCGGGTTGGAGACATTGCCCACCGTAGGCATTGGGTATTCCTTGGTGGCCGTACCAATGCTGGTCGGTGAAGTGAAGGATGAGATGGGTAGCGTCAGGGCAAACGAGTCCAGCGGTTCGCAGATGACGTTGGCCTGAATACTTGACCCGTAGTTGGTCGAGCCACCGTACTCAAAGTAGACCGGCGCCTTCTGGTCGGGGATGCCGTAGTCAAAGATTGACGTGGTAAGCGAACCGTTGCGAACGTACTTGGTCGCGGTGATTACACCATTGACGTTGGTGGCGTAGGGCTGGTAGACACCAAGGCCGCCGACTGCGATGAGTGGCAGGTTGGTTGATGGGTTCCACGCCAGCGAAGTAATGGTGCCCTGACCGCTGACCATAAGGTCAGTGGCGTAGACCGGCGCGAGTTCGTCTTGGTTGATGAACGTCGAGAGGTCTAGCTTGCCGAGTCCGGTGCTTCCAAGCACAAGGCTTGCGCTGCTTGACGTGGCGGTGGCAATGGCCGACATGGTAACTGAGGTGCCATTGACCGCTGAAATGATGGTGCCTGTTGGGATGCCGTTGCCGGAGATTGTTTGGCCGACCGTAGCGTTTGTTGATGGCGTTGATAACGTAATGACGCTTGATCCGCTAGTGGTACCTGCGGTGACTTGGGTGGCGTCGTAATTGTTCCAGGTGAACCAGACAAAGCGACCGTCACCGATGATTGCCGTGACCGGCGAGGTGAGCGGCTGCAAGATGTTAGGAATCAACGGACCACTCTTGAGGTCGCCAGTTGCCGTAGCGGTGGGGTCATACACACTCAACGTCTGCGCCATACGGATACCGCGGTTGGTGCCGATGAAGATGAAGTTGAGGTAGGACTTGATGGCCGTGGGGTACTCGTCTGGCGACATGGGCAACGCTTGAACTGGGGTCACAAGCTGGAACGGTTGAGCCACCGTTGAAGTTGATACCGTAGACACGCCCGAGGGTGATGTGGTGCTGGAGCCGAGCAGGTCCGAACGGTAGATGCATCCGTTGCCGTTAGTGGTAGTACCGCTTACCGTGTGGCTGGAGTAGCCAGCAAAGTAAATCTGTGTCTCTCCGCCTACTGCGTCAGACCACACCCAACTGGGGTCGGGGTGACTAAACAGCAGGTCGCTCACGTTGTTGTTACCCATGTTGCCACCGACAGCGAAGGTGCCGTAGGTGGCCGGGGTCAGTGTTGCGCCAGTGTTGTCAACGATGGTGATTTCGGTTCCGCTGATGGCGCTGATGGTCCAAGTGTTATTGAACAGACTGCTCGTAGCGGTTGCGATAAGGTTGGTGAACCCAGTGGTTGATGCAACGCTTTTTGTGACCCAAGAGAACGTATTACCACTACCACCTACAGCCGACACGGTTACTGTCTCGGTCTTGTAGGTGCCGGAGAAGTTCATCTCAACGGTGATGGTGTCGCCTACTTGGAAACCGCTGTACGTTCCACTGGTGCAGGTAGCGGTAAGCGTGTTGCCCGAAAGCGAAAGACTGGTGGCCTGTGCCTGTGCCTGTGCCCCAGCGATCGTAACGCTCTGACCAATGACGAACTGCGTAGAGGTGGCCGCCATGTAGACGAAAGTGCCCGATGAACCGTGACCACCGAAGCCGTTTGCAATCTGACCAATGTTTTCCGTAGTGACGGTGACGCTAGGTGCTGAGCCGTAGATGGGCGCGGTGGTTGCCGAGCGAGGCTGGAAAGCGTAGAGCAGGTTCGAGGTTGAGCCGTAGCCACTAGCAATCAACTGGTCATTGGCCCACGCCACCATGCCGTAAGAGCCGGAGGCAAACAACTGGAATGAACCAGAACCAGGCTGAGCGAACCAGATGCCCGTGTCCGTTGCCAACCAAACGTAGGTAGGGGATGCGGCCATGTCTTGCATAACCGTTGGAGCGGTGCCACCGTAGGTTGTTCCAAACGAGATAGCGGGCAAACCTGATTGCGTCCACGCCGTGCCGATGGAGGTATTGCCGTTGAAGTAATACACCGACACCGTGCCGCCAGAACTTCCACCCATAACGACATAGCCGTTGCAAGCAACAACCTGAACGTTAGACGCGGTGTTAGCAAGAACCTTGTAGGTGTCCGGCAGGAGTGTGGCCTGCGCGGGGTAATTGAAAACGTCAATGCCCTTGCTTGCATAGAAGCGCATATCGCTGTCACCGTCACGGTGATCAAGGTACTGCTGACCCGCACCCATTGACCACTCGCGCTGCTCTCGACGCCACAGACCCTCAGTATTGACCGTGCCTTCACCCATCACGTTCGTCATCTGGATTGCTTCACGCTGGGCAGGGATTGACTTGTGACGGAAAGCCTCGCGGCGGTACGGCTCAAACGAGGTGTCTACTGGGAACGTGCGCGTCTGCGGTGCATACGTTCCGGTGCCGTCTGGGTAGGAAACGCCAGAGGTGTCCGTGATGGAAATGCTGTATCCCTGTAGGCCCGCAAGTCCTGTGGTCGGCGTGTAGTTGATGGTCATTAGAGTGGGCTGACCCTCGTGTACTGACGCTGGAGGCGGTCTGCCTCTTCGCTGATCCGCTGGGCACGACGCATGATAAGCGCATTGACTGAACCGGCCACGGCACCAGGCGCAACTTCCTGAGCTTTACGCGGGTCAGGCTGTGACTCCATGAAGTTACGGCTGATTTCACGCGGGATAGTAAGGTCAATTTCGGCACCGAGTGGTGGCAAGTCCAGCATCGTTGGCGTCATGTTTGGAACGGTCACAGGCGTGGCGGCGTTGATGAGGATGTTCGTGCCGTTAGCGTTCGCAGTCTGGCTAAGCGTAATGACGCTGGTGCCGGGATTCACGCTGGTGATGGTGGTGCCGTTCTGGATGTAGGTGTAGGCGCCATCGGCTTCGGCCACAAGCATGCCGGGATACAGTCCAGTCGTTGATGAAACGCTGACGTTTACCGAGCCATTCGTCACGGTGCCGTTGAACGTTGCGGTAACACTGTTGCTGTATCCTTGGTACGGTGGGGCTTCATCGTTGGTGCCGGGCGTGTTGATTACTGAGTCCGACGAGGCCACCAGCTTGATGAACGGTGCCGTGTAGGTGACGTACATGGGCAGACCCGGCCAACCAGGTTCGTACACGATAAGTCCGTTACCCGATGGGAACGCAGGGTCGGTTGAGCCTGGGTTCCAGCGCACCACCTTCCAGCGGCGAATCGGTGGGAACGTGCGGTAAGGCGGGGCGATGCGGTAGCGCACTTCAATAATGTCAATGAAGTTGGCGGGAAGCGCACCGAGGTCGTAGCCCTGAAAGACAGGGTTGTAGGTAATCTCTGCCACGCCGACGCGGAACAGTCCGTTGCTGGGCGATGAGAGCGAACGCAAGTCGTCGTTGATGGCCACACCAATGTCGTAGCGTGAGTAACGGGGGTTGATGTAGGCCAGCGTGTTTACAACGTGCGACGAAGCAGAAGAACCGTTGTAGCCACGCGAGACAGTGACGTAGCCAGTCGTGGAAGTCACCGAGGTGTAGGAGAGAACGTAGACCACCTCAAGGTCAATGGCGAGCAAGACACCAGCCATGATGCTTGTGACCTGAGAACCGGACAGGGCGATGGTGGTGTTTGATGACGAGATGCCACCTGCTACGAAAGAGCCACTGTCGTAGGTACCCGTGACTGTGACTGCACGCTCTCGGATGCCGCCCATCGTGCGACGGTACACCTTCTCAATGAGGTCGCCAAACGTTGAACCAGCTGTAGAGGTACTGGCCGAGTTGCCTACTGTAATGATGGATGGCATGGGTTTCCTTTACCTGTTAGTTCATCGCTAGAAGCATGTTGCCGCCAGCAGTGGCAGCAGCGGGGATTATAAAACCGTAGACCGTACCGACTCCGTAGCCACTGGCTGATGCAGGGCTGACGTATGTTGCGCTGCTTCCTGATGATGAGGCAATCTGATAGTCAATAAAAGGAGCGCGAGAGTTCACAATGGATGACCCAATAAACGTGTCTGAAACGCCCGCCCAGGTTCCGGTCGGCGTTGTCGACGCCCAGGTAAAGGCTTCACCAACCGCCAACAGCAATTCGCCGGATGACCATGAAAGACCCCCTGTCGTAACCGTTGAACCAAGTGTTCCGTTCGTCAATGGACCGAAGGCTGCGGTTGGAACAAATGACTTTGAGCAGCCGGAGAAAATGGCGATTGAGTAACTACCCGCACTGGTCGAAGGGTTGCTGCTCAGCGTCACCGCATTTGACATATACCCCGCCGTAGCATTGACGCCAATGGCAAACCAGTTACCCTGAGCGGCGCCGCCGGAGTTGGTGCCAAAGTGATACCACGTTGCGCCAGCACCGCTTGCGGTTACAGTGGTCCAGTTTGCGTTACCCGAACCAAGTGCAATGACGATGAGGTCGCCAGCCACAGAAGTGCGTGGCAAAGAAATAGACGTGGTAATCGTATTGTTATTGCTACCATTGACTCCAGTAATAGCCATTACGCCACCGCCACACAACGCCACTTAGATGTGGCACCGTTGTAGATAAAGCCAATGGTAAGCGGAAGCGTTGTTGAACCGTTGGACGAAGTCGGCACGGAAACAGTCGAGTTTTCTGTGTTGTTGAAAGACAACGTCACGGAAGAGGCGGAATAGTCGTAGAAGCGAACGATTGATTGCATGCCATCAACAGCATTTGTGGTCGACATGGTAATCGTTACAGACAAAGCGGCGTTGTTCGTCACTTTGGTTGAAGTGTACGACGATGGTGTGACAGTGGCCGCCTGCGAAGAAACATTTACCGAGCCAACGCTGGGGGCGATGACGTTTGCCGTGACGCTGGTAGCCGTGGCCACACCGAGAGTTGGCGTTGTCAGGCTGGGCGATGTTGAAAGAACTACCGAGCCGGAGCCAGTGGATGTTGTCGCGCCGGTACCGCCGTTAGCCACTGGCAGGGTTCCGGTGACGCCAGTACTTAGTGGCAGGCCGGTGCCGTGCGTAAGGGTGACGCTCGAAGGGGTGCCCAGGCTAGGGGTCGAGGACAGGGCGAGGGTGATCTGACCGTTCGAGTAGGTGACGACGATGTTGCCACTGCTGTCGGCGTTGAGCGAGGGGACTGCCGACGCCCATTTACCCGATGCGCCGGTGGTCTCGACGATGCCGAGCCAGTAGGCACCAGGGGCAATCCATACGGGGTTATTTGCGCCTGCGCCGTCGATGCTCTGGCCGGTGCTGGGGTAGATTTTGAGCCAGTGAGTGCCGTCGGTGTTGTGCACCCATACCGCTTGACCGGCGGAAGAGATGAAGGGCAGGATTACCGCCGTGCCTGCGCCGCCGTTGGTGGTAGCGGTTGCGCCCGAGACGATGTTGTAGTTGTACGTCAGCGCCGTCGAGCTGTATTGCGTCGAGCCTGCCGCCGTGATGTTGCCCGTTGTGCCGACCGTGCCGTTGCCGACTGATTGCCAGGTTCCAGGCGTACCGCTTGCCGTGCAGACCCACATTTTGCCGTACTGGTCAACAACAAAGTCACCAACAAGAGCTGGGAAAGAACCGGACGGTGCGCCAGAGGTTGTTGAACCAATGAAACGAGATGCAGTCAAACCATAGCCAGCCACGTTGACGCCAAGCGCACCTGTAACAACGTCAAGTTCTCCAACGCCAGCGGCAAGGTTGTCGGTCCATTTTACATAATTGCCTGAGCCAGACGATTTACCCAATGTAAGCGTGTTTGACCCGTTGGCGTAATAGCCACCCGTTGAATCAACGTGGCCCGTAAACGCGGCGGAAGTACCGTTTAGTGTTGAGGTCAATGGAACATTTAGCCCATTGGATGAAACAATAAACCATTGACTACCAATCAAGGAAAATGAATACAAATATCCAGGAGCCAAAGAATAATAAGAGGGGGAGCCGCCCTGTGTCGCCACAGTACCGGTGCCAGGCAGATAGATAGTTTGTCCTGTATTGGGGGCAATTGAAAGGTTATACAAACCTTCGTTTACAACGGTGACACTACTTCCATTGCTGGGGGAAAGAGGCAATGTAGCGGTGATGCCGTTTGTGGTACCAGTCCAACAAACTACTTGATTGCAATTCAGATTAAAGTTTGTGCTGTCTGACCGCAGGATAGTCGGAGGCACATTGGTTTGCGTAATTTTGTAAACGCTAGTTGAAGCAGTCGAACCGCCCGTGATGCCACCGTACAAAGAAGAAGTAACATCGTTGTACGAAAACGTTTCAAAGTAGTTTTGTCCACCGTCATTTACAACGCGGATTGTGGAACCAACGGTAGTCACCGACAAGCCCTTGACGTTAATAATCGCCACGCCGCCATTGGTTCCAAGAACAATGGCAGAACCCAGAATCTGGAAAACGTTTGAACTTGGGAGGGCGTTTGTCCAACCACTAACCGTAAGAGTAGTAGCGGTGTTCGCCGTGATAACACCCGCCGTAAACCCAGCAGCCTGAGTACCCACCAAAACACTTAGACCTACCCATTGGTTTGTCGTCCATGATGCGGTTGAATAAATGAGAGTAGTCGAAGTGACAGAGTTTGCCGTTGCAACTGGAGTCTTGTACGTGTCGTATGCAGCGCCACCAATAATTTCCGAAGCGCCACCGTATTTTGTGAACACAAAACCGTCAGGATCAGAGTCGCAGATGCAGTTAATAAAGGTTGCAGTTGCGTCAACATAATACGACCCAACGCCATTTCCATAACAATGAGCTTGCGTAATTTGCAGACCGCCACCGTAGCCGGGGTCGCCAGAAATGTTTTGGCCAGAAACATAGATGCCATAATTGGAATTAAGGTACGACAGGATGTTGTCAAATTCGCTGTCGTGTGGCCCAAGCCATTGAATTCCGTTTTGACAATTGTGGGTTTTTACATTAACCAAACGGGATTCCATCGAGTCCGGCTGATATGCCGTGGAATCTGAGGACCACTCGGAGTAAATGCCAGCGTTGCCAAAAGAGCGAACGTCAACGTTTTCAATAATAAAATCGTATCCATAAACGCGGATACCGTAGCCAGTTCCCACCATGCCTGTTTGATATGACTGGCTGCCGCCGTCAATGAACAAGTCTTTAATGGCGAAGCGGCTGATACCGGCAGTTGAATTAGTGCCGGTAAGGGAAGAAAAGTTCTGACCAACAATAACGTCGCCCGTCGATGCCGTCAGCCGGTACAGACCGCTTGAGCCGACGCCATTTCCCTGAAGGGTTACGTTAGAGAAAAGAGTGAGAGGGCTTGAAACAAATGAAATGCCAGGAATGTATACAACCCCACCACCGTTTGAGTTGGCGTCGTTAATTGCCGCTTGGATGGCTGCGGTGTCATCCGTGCCGTATGCGAAGTCAACATCGCTTTTACCCAACGGGATAGCGTCGGCAACAAGGATGTTTTGAGCATCGGTGTAACCGGCAATCGTTGTCACAAAGTTAACGCCACCCGTGCCGACCCCACCAATAATAATTTTCTTGCCTACGTCTGTTGACTTGAAAACTCCTGCGTTGGAATAGAAGCCATAGTTGTTCGTGGCGGTATTGCCGTCGCCGCCGATGTTTGTCGAGTTGCCTGGGCCGTAATCAGTAATGACATTGCACACAGCGCCGTATGATTTGACATTGTAATTTTCTAATACAATGTTACCTAGGCTTAGCAACGAACCATCGTAAGTCCAATACTCCATTGCACCCGTAGCATTGGGCGGGTAAGCAACGCCGATGTAGTAACCAACGCCCGCTGTAACACTCAATTCCCATTGACCAGGACCGCCGAAGTTTGTACCCGTGGTAACGGGGCCAAATACCGTTACACCCTGAACGCCGCCAGAGGGGGCTGACGTGCCCGCAGACGGCTCGGTAGCAAACAACGAGGTGCTGTAAGCGTAGACCTGTGCGCCGTTGAGTGCGCCCGATGGCCCGAATACTACGCCTGAAAGCAACCCCGTAGTCATTAGATTACTGCCTCACCTTTGTTGATAGCTGCCTGTGTTTCTTCAAGTCGCTTGGTAATCTTCAAGTCACCAATGCGTTGCCCAGTCTCAATCTCCCACTTGGAGTCGGAAGTCTTTTCTAACAACGCTGCGCCCTTGACGGACTTGGGCTGAAGTCCGTTCTTACGCAGTCGTCGGTATGCGGCCACATCGCTGTGCATCTTGCGTGTCTCACGCTCAACGGTGCCAGCCTCGCTACGGGTAGGCATAGCAGAGCCAGCAAAGGCGACAGAAGCCACCTTGCACCCGAAGCAGTTAGGAATACAAAGTCCTTGGTTGTGAGGGATAGCGGTCATTTGTACGTTATGCATCCTGAGTATCCAGCGTTTATCAACGCAGTCGCCTCGACGGTTCCGAGATTTGTGGTAATCGGTTCCGTCGCTGAGATCGGGGTGGGTCCCAAATACACTTTAACAATCCAAGGGTTCTGAGATACGGCGGTTTTCACCTGCTCATGGGGAATCGTTGAATAGTCAACGTAGTAAGACGTTGAGTACGGCGCCGAAGGATTGTACGGGTCGTATGGGTACGGAATGTTCGTGTTGGTCACATTGACGATGTTGCCACTGAGGTCAAATCCGTTTGGCGTGTCCTGCACAAACGTACCGTCGCTCAAGGCAAACACCGCAATGTAACGCTTACGGTTCGGGAAGTACCTAAACAAACGATTACCCAGCCCACCTGCGTAGGGCAGAATGGGTGGGTTATCGTATGCTATTGGCGGCGTAAAGAGAACCGGAGTAGTCATAACCCCGGCTTACTTCCGACCGATTGCTCCGAGTTGAATCGCAGCCAAGGTGTCAATAAGGTTGTTGCCACCCGTGGTCTGGATTTCAGGGCGTGGCGCGGTGGCGTCACCGACTGGCTTGTTCACGCGGTCAACACCCATCTGGCTCTGCTCAAGCAGAGTGGTCGGGCGCATATCCACAACAAAGCCTTCGCGCTTTGCATCAACGCTGTATGCGGCATCAAAACGGCTAGGCATTAGATATCCTCTCGGACCTTGAAGGGAATGACCTCTGGCTGAATGGTCGCAGCCGCGTAGTCAATAGTGGTGATGCCAGTGATCATTGGAGCCATGAAACCATCTCGGCCAGTGTTCCCTTCAATGCCACGGTTGGCTGGGCCAGACGTGGTGGTGGAAGTGATGTTTGGCGGGATGGAACCAGTGTCTACAGTGTTAGCAGCGGTTGAACGAAGGAACTCGTCACCGACCGTCTTGAAAGATGCACGGGACTGCATTACATCCACCTCGCATCTACCAAGCTACAGTTACCGCAGTAGCAGGGGTCGGAAACTTCGCCCTTGACGGCTGAAGCATTGTTGCGGTTTGCAGCAGCAACGCGGTCAAACGAACGACCGGGAATTGGATCGGCGGCGTCAATGCCGCGAGTTAGGCCGAGGCCCGTGGGTACAGTCATCGTTACTCCTAAACGCTTGGTTGGTTGTTGTCGTCAGATACCGGCAGTTCTTCTGAACTGAACTGCTCGGAAGCGGGGACGAGTACACCATCAAGGTCAGTGAGCATCCCGCAGTCGAGGCAGAATACTTCGTCTGCTGCTGCTTGAATGTTCCTTGAAGCGCAGTTAGCGCAACTGAAAGGCCATGGCATACTCGTCCCCTATTTCTGAGACTAAGCTTCGTTAGCGTCGGTCGTACCCGACTCACCGAGGTTGACACCTGGGTTGTAGTAGGCGCTGTTGATGTCGCCACCCAAGGTCGAGGTTGACTCGATGCGCATGATGGAAGCCTGACGGAAGATGCTGTAAGCACCCAGCCAGTACCAACCCAGCGGGACGTAACGGCGCAGGCGGTCAGTGATGGGACCGGGAACAACGTGCGGGAAGGCACCATTTCCGTCGACCATCGAGTACGCCTTGGCAAGAGCCTGACGGCCCAAGATGAGCGTACCGTAGACGTTCGCACCAGTGGTCGTGGTGGACAGCGTTACCGTACCGGCAGTGACCGAAGCCGAAGCCGAACCAGACACAAAGTTGAAGGCAGGCGTAGGCGTACCGCTAACCAAGATGGTAGTGATGCCGGTCACGGTGATGGTACCAGCAACAGTACCCGAACCAGCACCCGAACCCGAAACCAGCGTAGCGCCGACCTGGGGAGCGTTACCCGTGTAGGTACCCTGACCAGTTGCGCCGGAAGCACCCGAAGCGATGGCCGTGGTCACGGTGTAGGTACCAGCCGTAGCCGAGGCACCAGCACCAGCGAAGATTGGAGCGCGAGGCGTTTCAATCCAACGGACACCCTCGAAGGCACCCAGTTCACCCGTCCAGATTTCACCCGGCTGGGCGTAGACGTG